TTTAGACCACTTAACAAGTCGAGGCGGTAGAACCCCATGATTAAATCTACTATAATTATGAAATCTCTTTTACTTAGAAAGGGCGATGGTAATTATAATTTATTTGCTGGTCAATTACAAAACCTAAGGTATCCGCCTCCCGAAGCGCATAATTCTGACCCCAATGGAATGGATATTCCAGCGTTTGCTCACACTGGCGCTCATGGAGAAAATGAATCAGGTATTCCGGGCGTAGGTCATGTATATCCGGGCGATTGGAAAATAGGTATGCATGGAGAGAAAATATACGCTGATGAATCCGGCGGAGAACACATGCATGGTATTGACGGAATAATACGTGCAGTTGGGGACTCTTTGTTAGAACATGGGATAAAAACGCCAGCGAAAGATGTAATCCAAAAGGCCATAGATATGCATAATCAAGACCATAAAGAAGATAATCATTTACCTAATGTAGATAGTGTTGCTTGGAGAAAAATGTATCTAGCACCATTACAAGAGCAAGACCATAGAGTGAGAAGTAATTATACTCAAGATGGTAATTTAATTACAACTTATACAAACAATCACGGTGATAAACATAGATTCGGCACATATCTAGAATCTTATGCTGTACCTTTCAATAATCAACTTGGAGAAGTTATGGCACAACTAGGACACCCTAATCCGCAAAAACATAGTTGGGTAAAGAAACCTTATGTAAAACCACATAGATTACATTTAGTTCCTGATGGAGAAGGTGGAATGCAATTCGGAGCACAAGCAGTTGATTCCGGTAAAATGCAAGATGGTAGAATACACGGTAATCAAGCGGCAAAGTGGGGCGGGAGAATGCCTGATACTAGAGCCTTTCAAAATATTTCATCTTGGGGGATAGCCCATCATTATCCTAACGTTTACTATATTCCTCAAAGTGATGCTGCCCCTAATGCAAGAAGACAAATAAGACAAAAAACAGTTGATAGTTTTCTACATCATATGGCTCAAGCAAGCGGCATAGACAGAGATGCTGCTATGAGTAATTTAGTAGTTGATAGCGCGGCTGCTATGAAACATTTAGCAAATATACCGGGTAAAATAAACGGTAAACCACTAAAAGCATTATTACAAACACGTGAAGGACAAATAGAAGCGGCCAACTACTTATCTCAGTTTCCAGCATTTCAAGCAGTTTACGGTGAAAATAGAAGGCCGACTTTTGATGCTGATGGAAATATAAAACAAGGCGGCTCTACTGTTGGTAGAATGAATCATCTATATGGGCAAAGATATGGAGATACAGCAGAAGAAGGAAAAGGGCTTGACCATTTTATGAGTCATAGCAATAGGATTGGTGTAGAACATCAGTTGAATGGAAAAATTGGTCATCATAATAGAGCAAAAGATGCATGGAGCAACGTTGTACTCGCAGCATCTCAGGGAATCAATCACACGGAAGATGATTTATCGCCTGAGGATTTGAAAGCAGCGAATATTAGATTGTACGATACACCTGAAACAAGAGCGGCTGCACCTAATGTAAAATTAATGCTAGACCATTTGTTCCATACTCACACCATAGCGGGAGGACATGAAAGAAAAGATGTCCCTCCACAAGAAGAATTACAACAACTACAACCGATTGTAGATAATATAATTCAGGGAGGCACACACGAAGATAGAGGGCAATTAGGTGTACCTGAACATATTAGATATTCAGACATGGCATCGTCTATGACACCAGTTGGCGCGTCTATGCAACCCGAAGAAAGTACATTAAAACCTAGAGCGGGTAACGAAAAAGGTATATCCGGTGCACCTGTTCCAGTTTCCGGCGGTGCACCTCCGGCTGCAACTAGTGGTGCATCACCACCACCTCAGCCAGCACCTCAGCCAGCGCCGATGCAAGATAGGGGATTTTACCCTCAACAAATGACAAGAGAAAGAGGACAAAGAATAACACAACCTCAATCTTTGAATCTAACGCCACAACAAATGCAAAGATTACAATTTGCTAGTGCACCTCGAAGTCAAGTAGCAGATGTAATGAGTCAGTCGGGTTTACCTGAGAGAAGCATAACACCCGATAGAATGCAACAATTTCAACAAAACGTTGGTGACCCTTATCAGCGTTTTATTACTCAATATGCAAAAAGCAGCGACAATCCTAGTGCAGCAAAAGACAGACTAATTAAAGCAGTAGAAATATTACAAATAGAAGATGCTCGAAGAGATGATGAAATCATCAAGCATTTACCTTCTAATAATTTAAGCGTAGATTCTATTACAGACATTCTTTACTTAGCGAAAATGCTAGACATTACATCTATGGATGTTAGTACAATATTAAACACTAAAGGCGATTGGGAGAGAATATCTAAGACATACGGCTATTCCGATAGAGTAGTTAAAGTGGTCAAGGTTTCATTCGGGGGTGTCTAAATGGGTAAAGTTTACGTTATTAGAAAAGAAGAGTCAAACTCTATGCTTTCTAACGCATCTATGGCTTATAGCCCTAGTAGTGGACCGCAAATTATGCTTGGTACTAGTCCCGAAAATATAGATTATTCTCAATATGGTACTTCTAATAGTAATCAACGTCAATTAGCACAAAGATATGGAAATCTAGGTAGATACGCTAGATACGGAATGGCGGGTCTTGGGGCATTAAACTCGTTTTACAATACTACTGCTAGTGGAGAGCCGGGTGCAATTAGTTCTCTCGGTAGCGGCGCTATGAGTGGGTATTACGGTTCTCAAGGTCTTGAAAATATAGGCGCTAAGTTCGGTGGCCGTGTCGGTGTGAGAAGAGATGCTAGAGAATCTAACGAAGCATATGACGAAGCCAAAAGAGAAAATGAAAGAAGAATGGTAAATGTAATTGATGCGAATAATAGAGTGACTGAGGTACTTCCCCATATCGCTAGTCCTAAACAAACCCCTCCAACGTTAACACCCACTAATTCTACCCAACAATCGCTATTAGATAATTACGGAAAACAAAGAAATAACGCTTTCAAAATACAAGATTTAAGAGGTTAAAATGTCTAAGAATAAGGAAGAAATGGATACCTTTATTCTTAATATGGATAAAGAGATGTCTAAGAAATCCTTCAAGTACTTCTTTGTAGATATGCTAGGTTTCATGTATAATCACCATCACGAATCTTGGAAAGAAGGATTAGAAGAATCTCAGTATTTTTGCGTTAAAGCGTCGAGAGACCACGGAAAATCTGTTTTCTTTATGATGTATGCCTTATGGTTAGCGGCATTCAAACCTAATACTCACGTTATGATATTCTCTCACTCTCTTGAACAAACTCTTGAACACATGCGCTTTGTACGTAATATTATAGAAGGGCACGATATACTTAGAGATTTGAAGCCGCAAGGTAAACCGTGGGCTAAATCTTACTTCGAGTTTTCCAATGGCAGTCGTATGATGGCAAAGTCAGTTGGAGGTGCTACACGTGGTTTCCACCCTGATATTGTTGTGTGCGATGATATTCTTTGGGGTACTACTGCAACTGAACTTGCTAAAACAGCAGATTGGTTTTATGGTGTTTTATTACCAGTACTTCACCATAGTAGTAAACTAATGATGGTTGGTACACCGTTTAGTTACAACGATTTATATGCGGAATTAGAACAAAAAGAAACTTTTAGAGTAGAAACATATCCAGCAATAAACCAAGAAGGTATTGCCTTATGGCCCGAAAGATGGGATTTAGAATCTTTAGAGAAAAGAAGAATGTCTATGCCAGCGATACAGTTTAGCCGTGAATACTTATGTGAGCCGATTCACGATGTAGCAAGTATGTTCCCCGGTCCATTATTAGAAAAATGTAGAGACCCTAAACTTGTCTTAATTGATAGGGCTGAAACATTTTATAATGAAGAGGGGGAAGCAAATGGGGTCTTTGGTCAACATTTCATAGGACATGACCCTGCTATATCATCCGATAAAAATGCCGATTTTACCGCTATAACTGTAATGCGACAAAAACCCGGCGAAACGACAAAAGAAATAGTTCATGTGGTACATGAAAGAGGTATGTCGTCTATGGCTCAAAAAAGAATGATGGTATTACTAAACAGTCGATTTAGTCCTGATTTAATTCAACTTGAGGGTAATAACTTTCAACGTATGTTAGAACAAGAGATGAGAGAGTTAAGAGCAGATATGCCAATTAGAGTATTTATGACTACTCGTACTCGTAAAGAATCGTTGTTTATGAGTCTGTTACTTGCATTTGAACAAGGACACATTAAATTACCATATGGTGATGAAAGAAGTAGAGCCTACACTCATAAGGTTGAACAAGAGTTGAACAGATTCGGAATGCAGAAAGATGGTAAGTTGGAGAGTGTGGGTGTGCACGACGACTTGGCGATGAGTTTAGCATTAGCAAATTGGGCATCGAAAGAGTTCAAAGGAAGCGTTACACTCTTAGATGATTACATACCCGGATTTGATGAGTGGTTTAGGGGTGGAAGCAAAAATGACTCTCTAATGATACCATAGGTGAAGAAGATGAACGATACAATAATGGAAGATGAATTAGAAAATAATACTTTTTGGATAGAAAATTGGGTATACTGGGGTAATTAAAATGGATACCTTTTCTAAGAATAACGACGGTTGGTTTGAAGCCAATTTAGGTTATTCTGCAACTGAGTTAGTACATCGGCTTAGAAAGGCTAGAAGAAATAATAAAGATGAAAAAGAGTTTATTGATAAAGCCATAGAAGATATACGGGCTATGAAAAGTATGGAATTAGATGCTACTCTAAAAATGCATAGTTGGTGTGAAGGATACTCTGATGTCATAAAAGAATTAGGAATGTCTGATAATAATATGAAAGCCTTGAGAAAGTTTGGTGACTCTCGTAGAGTTAGTTTACAAAGAGCCTGTCATCAATGGCAGAAAGCAGACGAGGCTTTGAAAATGTTGGAAGAATATGAAGACGTGTGGCAAGATGAGCAGAAAAAAGCATGGGTTGCTGCAATGGATGGAAAAAGAGATGCAAGAAAAATATGGAAGAGTACACTTCATCAGATGGAAAGACTTACTGAAAAAGAACAAGAAGCCTTAGTAAAGAGTGCTGAAATACTTCTAGAAAAAGGCACTATGAGCGGTAGAACACTATTTGCTAATTTATACGATAGAAATATACTACACAAAAGCATGACATCAATGAAATTAGCGAAGTTACTTAGTATGTACGGTGAAGAAGTAGATATTATTGCCGGAGCATCTAGAGGTACATTTGTAAAAATGGATAGAACCGGATTAATCATAAAAGACCCATGGGCATATGCTGCGGGTTTCTTAGATGCTGACGGTTACATTACAATTACAGCAAGAGGTGAACCTAGAGCCGGATTTATTGCTACTGGTACAAGAGGTAAAGTACACTGTGAGCAGTTACAAAAAACTCTAGATTGTGGTGTCTTACAATTAGACCAAAAAATATACAAAGATAATCAAAGAAGTCAACATAGATTACAATTTTATTCTAAAGCAGATATTAGTAAATTATTGAAAGGTATACTACCGTTTCTAGAAATGAAGAAAACTCAAGCAAAAGCAGTACTTGCTTTCATAGAAGAGAAAGACGGAATGAAAAAAGAAGAGTTGAAAAAAGTCGTTAGATATTACAATTGGTCTGATGATACTAATAAGTCGAATGCTCTCCTTTCGGAATGGGGCGTACAAGCCGACGATATAACAAAGTGGGCGGAGGCGATATAATATGGTAGAAGAACAAGGAAGAATAGGCCGATTAATTTCTGCATTAGGTAGCCCGTTTAGAAGTAGAACTACGCCTGAACCGCAAATGCCGCTATATACAACTGGTATTCAAGAACCTGTATTAGCACAAGGTATTACTATTCCAGCGCTTTATGCAGTATCTCAAGAAAACTTAATTCTTAGAACTGTAATCTCTAAACTAAGCCAAGAGATATTTAGAAGAGGTTATTATTGGGAAAAGAAGTTTCAACACAAGTGTAAAGATTGTGGCGAAGAATATACACACGAAGTAGAAAGTTGTAACTTATGCGGTGGTGAACTAAAACAACCCGATGTACAACAACTAATTTATCCTAAATGGTTGCTAGAGCAACAAAACTCTATGGAACAAGATTTTATGCATGTGTTGCAAGAAATAGAAAGAGACTTAGAAATAGTAGACGACGCTTTCTTGATTTGTGTAAAAGAATACTTCGTAGACCCCGAAACATCAGATATTAAGTTTTACAGAGTAAAAGAACTAATTAGAGGCGACCCAATTTTTATGAGAATTATATCTGATAAACGTGGTGTACGTGGAGGTAGATACAAAGTTTGCCCTCTTCATAGAGACCAAATCTCCTATCCGGGTCAAGACGACAAGTGTGAAGTCTGTGGTAATAATATGCAAGAGGCGCACTATGCAAATATGGCAGGTAGTGGTAAAACTCAATATTATTTAGAAGGAGAAGTAATACATATTAGTAAATACAACCCATCTAAGTTGTATGGTAGAAGCCCCGTAAACACAATGTGGAGACAGGCAATGACTCTTACAGCAATGGATAATTACATGTATACGTCTTATCAAAAACGTAGAAGTCCAAAAGGTATTATTTCCGTAACCACAGATAATCTAGAATCAATGAAATCGTTTTGGAAAGGCGTTGACGAAAAAATGGAAAGAGACCCTCACTATATACCTAAAATCGGTATTGAGAGTCAAACTGGTAGAGGCGGGGTGAATTGGGTTAAGTTCATGGATACGTTAGAAGAGATGCAGTATATTCCTGTTAGAGATGAAATGCGTAATAGAATAGCAGCATTCTTTGGTGTGAGTAGTATCTTTATGATAGACAGTGGTAAATCGGGCGGATTAAACAATGAAGGTATGCAAATCCTTGTAACTAACAGGGCTGTTGAGTTTGGTCAGAAAGTATACACACAAGTTCTATTCCCTAGAATGTTAAGCCAAATGGAAGTAACCGATTGGAAATTAACTCTTTATCCGAACGAAGAAGAAGATGAAATTACTCGTCTACGAAGAGATGAAATGGAAGTTAATCTTGCTCAAAGAATGTTGATGCTTGGATACAAGCCTGAATTAATGGAACAAGGAGATAGAGATATACGATTTACTTATCGACAAATGAATGAGCAACAAGACGGTGCACCTCCAATGCCTCCGGGTATGCAACCGCCTCAAGGAATGTCGCCCGGAAGCGGTGGACCGATGGCAGCGCAGATGGGTGCGAGACCTCCGGGTTTATTGGCTAATGCAATGCCTCCATCCCAGCCCGGTGGCGAGGGTATGGGTATCAGAACACCAAGAGGTCCAGCATCGCCACAAAACAGAGGAAGTCCGGGTATAGGTTCTCCAGTAACTAGTGTACAACAGCGTGGACCTCCTAATTCAATTGCTCAAGACAATTCTCGCGCTTTAATGAACTCTAGACGGATAAAAGGCGCATAATTAAAGTAGCATAGCATACACGCAAATGGTAGTGAACCACATGGACTTATTGAAAATGCATCCAATGGCAAGAAAAATGACCGCACATAATGAGGCTTTTACTAAGGCTCTTGAAGACGGTAATGCAGATGACGCACGCCAACATCTAAACGAATTATTAAAGTACGCAACTAACATTGAAACAGACTTAGAGTTTGCAATAAAGAAAGCGGAAACAGAAGTAGTCACCCCTGACAATGGATGGGAACACAGAAGCCCAGTTCTAAAGTTTAACAAAACTGGTTCTAACTTTGACCCTTCAATGAGAGATAGACAATTAAATGGAACAATTATGTCCTCAAGAACTAATTCACAAATGAAACCCGCAAGAGGTACATACGGACGTTATTCTCCCGGTAACTGAGGTTTTAGAATGGAAGAAGATGTAACTGAGCGTTTAATGAATGCTCTGATTTCTAAGATGGAAACTATGGATAGAGATATTCAATCTGTTCGTGCTGAAAATGCTATGCTACGAAAAGCAATGGATAATCCACAAATAATTTTGAGAAAAGCGGGTTATGTACCTTATTCCACACCATTGTCAGAAGATGTTACTGTTGATGCCTTTAGAGCAGATATGGAAACAGCCTCAGGTGCTATATTGAAACAGGATGCAAATAATCCTGACAAATACTCTAACGAAGAGATTCACGAAATGAGTTGGGATGACATACATGATATGGCAGAACAACATAGAGAAGTAAAGGAGATGTATTAATGAAACCAAGATACGAAGCCGCCTCCTCAGAGGCATATGAATTACTAAGGAAAGCCCACGATGTCGAACAGAGACTCGATGCACTTGAGAAAGCAAAAATGTGTCCTTGTGGTAGCGGAAAACCGCAGATGTCTTGCTGTCCTGATATGAAAAAAGGTGAACATCACAAAGAAACAAGTTTTGGTACACAGCCCGAAGGTGTGCAATTTAACATAGAAACTGGTGGTCAAACATACAACGCATTCTATAACACGAATCAAAGTCTTTTAGATTCGGACGACATTGCTAACAAAGGCGCATCTAGCGAAAGTGTCAATCTAGATACTTTGAAAGTTAACACCCATGATACAGTAGACCGTCTTGTTGAGGGATAAGATTGAATAAAGTGTACGTCAAGAAAGGCGTTGCACAGATGGACCCATGTAAAATGTGTGGTGCAACAGCATACGAAGGTTGTAAACAAGCAAAGGGACTTGCGCTTAGAGATTGTCCTTATTACCAAAGGTACAATACCGGAGGCTGAGAGGGAATGTCATGGAAGAAGATGCGATACAAGTTTACATCAGACACCGCACTGAATTGCTAAAAGCAATTTATGATAACACACCGCCGGAACAAGAGGTTGGAGATTATCTAATTTCTAAGATGAACTTAGAAAATCATAACATCACATATGAAAAAATAGATGTTGATGTTGTATGTGATTCTTTTAGTGAATATATTCTATCTAAGGCTAAAGAGAAAAAAACAGAGTTTGGCACAATGCATAACTTTAGACCAGCGATGGTAAAAACGTATGGTACAGACCACAATTGGCGAGATACTGTATTTAGATACATACGAGAAGAAGGAAGAGATGAACCAAGAAGAATAAAAACAATTGGAAGAGTAAAACGGACTTGGGATGAAAACGATAATAAAAAGTATAATTATCCACTACATAGTCCACAAAAAGATGGTGAGAAATATGGTCCATATCGTGCAAGAAATATGATTCCACATACTATGAAACACTCTATGTGGCCTCAATTTAATCCTTTTAGAATTGCCTTCGGCGATGCATCTATTGAACCTATGGTATTTACAGAAGAGCACTATCTAGATGCTAACCCGTTTGATGAGAAACACCACCCAATTCGTAAAAGAAGAGTCGATACCGGAATGCCCGAATGGGAAAATATGTTGAGAGAATATTATCTATCGGATAATAAGTGGGCGGAAAAGGGTATGGAGATAGAAAACGCCCACAAGTTAGACTACAATGAAAGAGATAGAGATAAAGACCATGGTGTTTATCATGGTGTAAACAAAAACAGAAAATCAAGACAACTATCTTTCTTAGGTGGTAATGATGGGCATGAAAGTGATACTAAACATCAACATACTCTAAGGTTAAGAGATTTCAAAAGATGGCAAAAAGAAAACCCTAAACTTGTAAAAGAGTTAGAAAGTCAGGGTATGGATTTAGAAGAAGCCCATTTTAACGATAGAATGAAAAAATTAGATAGTAATGATATTTTTACGGAAACGATAGAACCTAAAATTAGTAATAATCCTTATGATGATTTAGATGCAAGGGGTAGGTCTACTTTAGCCGATACAGAAAAAATACCTCATGGTCATAGTATGGGTTGGGATACATGGAATAAAGGTTTAGAGTTTTTATCCCCAAAAGAAAGAAGTTTAGTCATACAACATATAGATGATTATGGTACAGACAATCCAGCGCGTCAATCTGTTATTTTACCTGATGGTCAAAGAATACATATGCATAGAATAAAAGCCAATATGCAAATGAGAAATAATGCAGAGGTAGACCATTGGACTAGAAGTCAAAAGCATCCGGGCGCTAATAAGGCTAAACATATAGAAGCAGATACTGATAATACTAGACTCGGAACAGAAGGAATGGTAGCCAAAGCGCTGAAAGGTGTCTATCTAAAAGATGGTTTCGTACACGAAGGTGAGCCTTATTCGTATGTAAAAGACAAAAAAGGTAAAGAAAAAAGAATAAAAAATTATGACGAAACCGCTTACCAACATCTTATGGATAAAATAGAAGACCACTATGAAGGTGATAAATTATTAGAACATGTTGAAGCGGGTGAACATGGTCCAGCGCAAAGAAACTTACCACCTTTTAGTCCAAGTGATATTAAAGAGTATGAAAAAGTTTTGAAAGAAGGCGGTACTCTAAAAGATGCTTTTGCTAAAAAATTATCAGATTCTAGTCATATTCTCTTGAGTCCCGACGGCTTACACAAACTTGTGGGTTACAATGAAGGAGATTTATCACCGTCTATACATCCTATGTTTAAGGGACAAAAAGAGCCTTTCCTATCGAAAGACGTGATGAAAAGAGTAAAAGAAGAATTACAAGCACACATGGGTATTTCTGAAATGTCTAAACCTATAAGAAACGCATTAACTACGTTTAGAACCCCACACGGACCACGAAAAGATAATCCTCTATTGAGAGAAGGTGACGAAAAACATTTTTATGACCACGACGGAAAGTATAGAACCTTAGCGTATCCTTTCTCACACGCTTTTGCAAACGTTGGGGGTCGAGGTAGACCTATCACTACACTAGCAGAAATCTTACATGATTTCAAAGCGCATGATTTTGAAGGAAATATATCTGCTTTAGGAGAAAAAGCAGAAGGCGGAAGGTTAGTAGCCAATCCTGAAACAATAGGCACATACGGACATTTACATTCTCATTACTTAGAAAATGGGGTAAGTAATCATACGAGCGCTCTAGGTATATTATCAAAAACAGACGCTACTGTACATTCTCAAAATAAAACTGGTAGTAAAGTCGGTAAAGGTAGAAACAACAAAACTAACAGTTCTGACCACGACCATACCCGTTCACCGGGTCTAGCACCAATATTAGAATACGGAGATGAAGAAGAAGAAGGTTGGACTGGTATCGAAGGAAGAACTCGCACAGGAAAAGACTTAGATAAAAAAGGTATTTTTACATATAATCCGTATACAGCGACTAGTAGTGTGGCAAAAAACGAAACATCAATCGGTATGTTAGCGGGTCATTCGCATTTATTTACTACTCTAAATCGTAGAACCTCAGCACCTAATTCACCCGCCAATAATTTTCTCAGATACGCAGATATAGAAAATAACCCTAGTTTTCTCTCTACCACAGATGAATTAAATAAAGTAATGACTAATCTCCCTACTGCGCCTAAAAAGAATCTAGCGGATGTAGTGAGTGGAAAAGACATAGAAGATTTGGAGATGTTGCGAAACGAATTAAAAATAGAAGAAAATGGGGCGGGGGACCCTGAAATCATAACTTCTTTGCGAGACAAAATAAATGAAATTAAATCTAACATAGAAATGAAAGAAAAAAGAAAAAGAGAGTATGGTAAACAAGCCAAAAAAATTGGTGACTTTGGTGGTGTGAGAAATATGATGGAACAGGCTCATACCGATGATAGAAATGCAGTTGCTGAATATTTTAGAACAAAAATAAAACCCGCGATTGTAAAAGAACACCCCGATGCATTTCATCCTGATAATCCAAAAGCATTGGTCAATACATTAAGAGCAGCAAAAGATGCACAGCGAGGTCTTTTCATGGATGGAGACCATAATATATCTATTCGCGCTCATCATTATTCTAAGAAAGAAGAAGATATGTCGTCTGATACCCATTACAATTTAGCAAATCAAATGAAAACTTTAGGCCCATTAACAAATAACGTAATTGACCCAAGTAAACATGGGGTACAAGATGTATTAGAAATGTTAGATTTACCTAACGACGATGCTCATAAAGAACATGTGCAAAGATATTTACAAACTTTGTCCGGTCCAGTACACGCTTACAGCATAGGTCAACTTGCTACAATGAGTGGCCTTGATGGTAACCCGATGCAATGGAATCCAAAAGATAAAGAAATGTTTGAAGGTAAAGGACATGGTGATGTTCACACTCACTTAGATAATGTATTGAGAGAAGGACAGGCTAGTTTTCCACCTTCAAGACCAGCAGGTCCACACAAGAGAGCAATGGTAGATTTCAAAAGAAATCCTATATACAACGCCTTAGGGTTTTTACATCAAAATGCAAGAAATGAAATGAAGTTAGGGGGATATGGTTTACAATACCATCAAGCGCCGACACCGTTGACTAAACTTAGCAAAGTGCCTAATGCTCATAATAGAAGTAATGAAGGAACGGTATTACATCAAAGCCAAAGAGGACACTCATCATTAGAATACCATCACGCAAGAAGAAAAGATATTGCAAGTAATATTCTTTCTTTTGATACTAGTCCTGATATTGATTTGAAACCAAATGCACCTGTTGCAACTAAGAAAGAAATAGGTTGGATGACAGCGCCAGTAAAACCTCTTAGAAGTTTAGAAGGGGCTGTACCGCAAGACCACTTTACTAGCGGTTTGATGGATTGGGGATGGAACGGTCAAGCAGAAATAGGCGTAGAACACGATTACGATGGAAATATTAGTGTTGGTACAAATACCTCAGAAGAAAAGTTTCATTCTTTACCGTTAACATATCTACAATCTTTACATCAAGATACACATTCACCTCAACATATTGAATCTATGTTAGCAAATGCAGAGCCATTTCAGCAAAATCCTACTCAGTTAACTCTAGATGATTATGGTAATACGCCTAGCAAAGATTTTGATAATGTTTCAAAAGCAGATTTACCAAAGGAAATACCTTTGATAGAACCTTTACATAGAATATTTGATATTAAAGATATGTCCGAATTAAGAGGCTTTACAGGAGAATGGGTAGTTTCTATACAGAAAGACGGAAAAAGATGTAAGGTTAGTAAAAAGAATGGGCGTGTTGAATTAGAAGATGAAAATGGCGTAAAGCAATCTTGTGAAGATGAAATGAGAGCGTCGTTTAGAGCAGCCTGTAAGAAAAACTTTGTTTTAGACGGGATATTAAATGATGGTGAGTTTTACATTAATGATATTCTGCTATACGATAAAGACGATGTTACAGAACTAACCACACGTGAAAGAATCAAAATCTTAAGAGGTCAATTTGAGAGTTATCATCCTGTCTTTGTACCTAGCCCATCTGATATTAGAATTACAGATGAGGTGGGGTTGGAAGATGCTGTAAAAGAATTAAGTAAAGATTCTGATAAAATATTACTACGCGATGCTAAGTCTACATACATGAAAGGTGAAGAAAAACATCCAAAATGGATTATGCTTGCTAAGTCTGAGATTACCTACCATGTGCCGTTTACTATGGAGATTGATGATACTCACTTTATTATTAGATTACCGGAAGATGTTGTGAAATATGATATCGTAGATAATCAAGCAGTAAATCCAGTTGCCGCAATAGGAGAAATTACTAACTCGGACTATTCATTAAGGTTAGCAAAAAGCCTTGAATCTTATTGGCAAGAAGGATTAAGTGAATTGTTAAAAGAAGAATTAGAAGTAAAGGGAGAAAGTGAGGTTACAGATAATCACATTGATTCTGAAAGAATAGAAGAAGAAAGTGCTGGTATACTCAAACCTAAGAAGGATAGAAACTTGATTATGAAACCTAATGAAATGGCTAAAGCGCTTTTACTTATTGAAAGAGCATTGGATAAAATGCAAAAAGGACATAGTAACATGGCCGGACGTGGTTTAGGAATAGATGTCGGAGGGGGCGTAGAAAGCCCACGTGGACCTACTTCTTTGACAGCAGAGCAGTCTTTACCCGATTGGGATATGAAGAAAAGACCTACTGAGGACTTGGAGAAACCGGAAGATTATCCGGGTAGAAAACAGAAAAAGAAACAAAATGCCTCGCAGTCTAGCGTTTTTGGTGATAAAAACCTTGATGAGTAGTCCCGCAGCATATATGTAGTAAGGCATTACGTAGGGAGGGTTAGTGTGCTCGGTAGTAAACAACTATTCAGAACTGGCGATGAGACAATCGGTATCCTCAAGGGTGCTAATGACCTCATCGTTGCTGGCTACGCCAGTGTGGAAGTTGTAGACAAGCAAGGCGACGTAATAACAAAGGAGGCATTGAAACACGCATTTCGGAAGTTCATGGAAAATCCGTCATACAGAAACGTTCAATTGGCTCACAGTAATATACAAGTTGGAGATGTAGTACCGAATTATACAGATAACGAAGGGAGGTTGTGGAAAAGCGAAGTCGATGATGTCGGAATGTTTGTGGTAGTAAAACTGCGTGACGACATCGAGAAAGCAAAAGAGGTTTCAGCAGAAATCAGAAAAGGCGTTCTCAGAGGATTCAGTATCGGTGGTCAAGCGTTTAAGAGAGTCAGAAAATCAGACCCAAAACGAGGAGATTACCAAGAAATTAGTAAACTGGAACTACACGAAATAACGATTTGTGAAAAAGGCATCAATCCCGAAGCAACATTCAGCATACTCAAAGAGGATAAAAACAACACGGAAGTGAATAAATTGACAGAAACAGAAAACGATAATGAAATGATGAAGCAACTTGGAAGCGTACTATCTCGCTTAGAAGGCAGACTTGACGACATGGAAAAAGGAGAAAAACCTGCTTTCCTTGAAGAAAAGAAAGACGACAAAGAAGAGAAGAAAGACGATAAAAAGAAAGAAGATGTAGAAATAGAAAAATCAGAATATTCTGATGTTATTACATCTGATTACCTTAACTGGATGGAAGACACTCTAAAGAGTGCTGGTGTAGACACTGCTGAGGCACGTGCACACTTCGACAGTCTAGAAAAAGCAAACTTAGGTTCAACACCTGAGGAGATTCAGGCTAACCACAAAGGTATGACTGGTCAAGCACCGGGTAGAACACAAGAAGGCGGAAACCCTTCAACTGGGGCTATTGCTGCTACAACAGGTAGTGGTGGAAGTGTAAAGAAATCAGATTTCATTAACCCTGCAACATTATCAGATTCAGACATCGAGTCTGCATACGAAGTATACAAAGCGGCTGCTCTTGAAGAAGAGTTCCGTGGTTCTCTAGAATCTAACTTCGCTAACAGATACGCTAGTGAGCGCTCAGCAGAAATCGCAAAAGCAGAGGCAGCAGCATTCGACGCTCGCAGCCCACTAGAAGAGATTCAGAAATCAATCGCTGCTCTAGGAGAGAGAATCGACGCAATCGGTTCTCCAGCAGAAAGCGGAGAAACAATCACAAAATCGGAATCTACTGCACCAGCAGTGACTGTTCCATCAACGGAGGATTTGGCTAACATGTCATGGGATGAAGTTCATAACTTGGCATCAAAGGCTTTCGAGTGAGATTAAATATAAAAAAATAAATGGAGATAAAGAAAATGGCACGAAATTATGTACGAACAATAACTGACATGGAAAGATACTACTATGGAGCAGGTAACGCAATGGGTTACTCATATTCCGGTAGTGAATTACTCAAGGCCGACAGCCCTATGCTGTCAACAACAGGTGGAACATACCAAGCAATCTATGGTCGCAAAGTATGGTCACAATTGAACCAAGAGTTCAATGCATTCTCTATACTACCAAAGAAACCGTGGGATAGAAGCGGATGGCGCGTTATTACTGGTAGACCGAACAGTGGAGCAATTGCTGGAAGCGGTGTTGCAGAAAACGCAACTCTGCCTGAAACAATCAAACCAACATTCCAACACATAGCAGCAAAACCAAAGACTATCGCACACACATTCGATATGTCTGAAACTGCAATCTTCCTTGCTGACAAGGATGACGGAATGGGCGACATACGCTCTGTAATGAAAGAGGAAATGGGTAAACATCACGCTGAGGTAATCAACAAAATGATGTGTACTGACGTAGATACAGTAGCAGGTAACAACTTCGAGTCTCTAGACCGAGTTACTGCTGGTTTCCAAAACAGCGCAAACGCAACAACTGGACTCAGTGCAGCATCAGGACACGTTAGCGCAGACGGAGATATGGACTTATACAGTATTGACAGAAGTGCAAACTCATGGTCAAACGCAGAAATGAGTGTTAACGCTTCTAGCGGTACACCTACTGACAGAACACTATCTCTAGACTTACTAGACGAGATGTTCCAAAAGATGTGGATTCGTGGTGGAAACCCGAAAGTCATGCTAACCGGATACGATACTCTAATGAGAATCCAACAACTTCTACAATCACAACAGAGATTCATGGAAGAGAAGAGAGTTACCCCTACCTACAACGGTGTAAAGGGTGTACCCGGAATCGAGGCTGGTTTCATCGTAGCAACATACAACGGTGTACCAATCATCCCAACAAAGAACATGGCAGCAGATACACTATCAAGAATCTACTACCTAGACACAGATTACTTGCACTTTAGCACAGCAATTCCAACACAATACTTTGAGAGTGGTATCGAAACTGGTGACCCATTCGCAATTAACAGACTAGGCCAAGAAGGACTATACCGTACCATGGGAGAACTATGGACCACTTTCTTCGGTGCACAAGGGAGCGTAAGAGACCTTAAGTGAGGTTGTCTTGGAGATAATATAAACGGAGGAAAAAGATATGGATACATTAACATTAGGCGGAACGGCAACAGCAGCATTAGTCGGTGCATGGGAACTCAGAGCGGGTTCTCACAACACCACTGAATGGTTAGATGGTGCAGCAGACACATCATATCCGGGCGGAGGTCCGGGCACATTCAGCGCAGTAAACAGCGATGGAGCAAACGGATACGACCCAGCACCTAAGATGGCATTAATCAACGTAACAGGCGGAGCAGATGGTGAGACAATCATACTTTCCGGCGGTGCATCGGCAATTTTGAGTGTTATGTGTACCGATGCTGGTACAGCAGCAGTTGCAGTTGGAGCATCCTTTACAGGACTAACAGCAACCTTGCAATACCTAAGCGGCTCATCAAACGTTACAACAGTAATGATACTATACAACTGAGGTGGTTTTACTGCCAACAGTTACATACATTGGTAATCTCTATATGAGACCTAATGCAGACACTTCTATGGGTGACTGGATTAGGGGTCAAGTAGTAGAGGTTACACAAGATTGGTTAGACGCTAATAAAAGGCAACTAAAACCAACATTGTTTGTAATAGAAGGTGCGGCATACGATTTACTAAACGACGGAATACCTGATAGTGGCTGGGTAAAAGCAGACATTACTACATGGTTAAGAGACAAGGGTGTGGAAGTATCTAATGGATACAAAACAAAGTCCTCATTGCTTGCAATGGTGGAAGGTGTCTTAAGCCCAGCCCCTGTCGAAGAAGTCATAGTCGAAGCCGCTCCTGAAATTGTAGAAGAAATTGTAGTCGAAGAGACACCAATAGAAGAGACAATTGAAGAAGCAGTAGAAACAGAAATAACGGAGGAATAAGAAAATGGCATTTAGCAGTACAACAGATAACAGAACGCACGTATTAGGTGACTTAATGATGGTTACCGGAGACTGGAACGCAGCAAGCGTTGCAACAGGAACAATAGTAACTGGATTAACAGAAATACTCGCTTGCGGTGTAATGGGCGACACATTCGGAGATATTACCGGAGGCGGTGTAGACGGTGCATTCGCAATCGTTACAGACGCAGCACCCGGCTCTCTCACAATAGATTGTGTTAGTGGCAACACTGGCTCATGGTGGGCACTAGGAAAGCGCTGATTAGGCGGTGACCTAGATGGTTAAAGCAATACAAGTAATTGGACCTTACAGCCCTAGAGACTTCTCAGGCGCAGGTAATGACGGTGCGTTAAGCACTGCTATGACTGCTGATATTGAAGCATTAACTGGTTATGCTAGTGCAAAAATAATTTCAGTAGAGCCGATTATAGTATTGGGTAATATATTCTTAGTAGTATATCAGAAAGCATGATAGAAGGTGGTGTGAGTGAATGTCAGGATTCGAGTTACAAACGCTTGATATCGATGACATTAGCAGAGCAGCAAAACAAACAGTACGCGCAGATATTACATACGACGCTCATACTGTGAATACAGACTCTCCTTTGGCTGGTATTACCTCTAAACAGAGGGCTAGAACTAGTGAAATTGCAGACGTGCTCGATATAGGAGCAGGTACGCGCTGTAAACACTGTGGATTACTACACTTTTTATGGAGAGCAACTTGCGGTTCATGCGACAAACCTATGGAATATAACCTCGGAAGCCGTAATGAGGAGGCGAGACTGTGAGTGCATTTGACAAGGCTTGGGCTGTTCTGAAAGCAACCTTACCGATAAAGCCTGAAACAATGGAATGGGAAACTGACCCTAGGAGACATCGTAATTACAAACAGACTGGCGGTGTCGCTCGAAGAGGTAGGGAGAAATTGTTAGATGAAACACGGGCTAAAAGAGAGCAACCGGATGAAACTGACGTAATGGACCAATATGGTTATCGTGGTAGAGATAGAGAATACGGAGATTCTTACAAAACATTCCGTTTCC